GTTTTCTAAAATGTTAGGTCAAACAGGTATAGTATCTCCACTTAATGCTGATCATTTTATTAAAGGCACGTTAGGAACTGTGGGGTCTTTATCGTTGTACTTGTTCGACTCTATGGCTAATTTGTTATATGACAACAAGCTACCTACAACTGATATAAGTAGAGTTCCTGGCATAGGTACCATTATGTACAGCCCAAACGGTAGAAATCAAATGAACCAGTTTTATGACTTTAAAGAAGTCTCTGATAGAGTTACTAGATCTTTAAACAAGTATATAGATCAGGGTGATAAAGTAAAAGTTAGAAAATATGCGAAAGACAATGCTAAAATTATATCTCTTAGAGGACAAGTTAATAGGATTGACAATCAACTTGAAAAAATAAGAGATATGAGAAAAGCAGTGATAAAAAGTACTAGGCTTAGTGCTAATGAAAAAAGAGAACGGTTGAACAAGTTAGACAAAGCTATGAATAATATAGTAAATAATATATCTAAACTTCGAAATGCTGCAGATCTTCCTATATTCGGCAGGTCATCCTAATCGCCAAACTCTAATACCCTGCACTCCTTCTTCAATAACAATCTTGTGCACGTATTCAAACTCTAGTCTTTTACTTTCTTTTTCCAATGCAACTAAAGCTGATTTAGTATCTACGACAGGTATAAATATAGATGTTCCTGGTTGAAACGATGGCCAATCTATCTCATAATTTGTTCCGTTAGTTAACATTCTTAGGTATATCCAAAGGTAAGTTCTCTAGTTTTATATCGTCAAAGGTAGAGTTATCTACCCATATACACCTGACTGAAGGCCCACTAATCTCTAGACCCTTATGTAGTACTTTTAGTTTCGATGTTTCTTTAAGTATTCTATTATCTTTAAGCCCCTTAATAAAATCACTATAGTCAATCTTTTTATGGTCTACATAATCTCTCATTATTGAAGCCGGAATAAAAATAGTATTAGTGTCTGGCTCAACCCTAACTTTTAAATCATGAGTAGGCCTAAGTAACGGGGCTTCTAGTACTCCTAATCGAGAGTCTATCTTACTATTAATTACTAAGGTGCTATTTTTTGCATGGTTAAGGAAATCACCTAGTGTCTGAACAGCATCAAAGTCAGCTTCTTGTAAAGACGCTTTTGATTTTATGAGTTCTTTTGCAATAGCTTTATACACGGGTTGAATAGGTATATTATGAATACCTAAGCTCTTAGCAATCATAGCCCCAAGAAAAACTGAAGCTAACGTAGCAGAATATTTTCTATCTTGTCCTGAAATATTAAGTTCTTTGTCTATCTTTTGTTGAGTTTCTTTAAGTTGTTTTTTAACCTTGTCTAAGTTAGCAATCAAGTGTTGGGCATAGATTTCCCCTGCGTGACCATAGTTATCAAATAACTTACTAAAGTATTCATCCGCTTCAGTTTTAGTAATAGTCTCATCTAAGTCAATACGAAGTTGAATAAATCTAGCCATCTCTCCACTGGCTTTAGCCCTGTCAGAGAACATAACCTGTCTAAAATCTGTATTGCTAGACACCACACATATTAAGTTAAACACCGTGTCATTAGATCTTTCTCTGTTAACTCCGTTACCTAGCCTATTACGTCCTCGGCCTGTAGATATAAATTTTAAAAACTTATGCAGTTCACCAGGTGTAACATTAGTCATCTCATCTACCGCTGCAGGTAGATTGTTCATATATCCTAACCTGTGAATAATAGAGTTTTCAGTATCACCCCAAACCTGTATAAGTTTTGCATTCGTATCAGGATTACCATACACACTAGTCATAGCTTGCAGTACGGATGTTTTACCTTGACCCGTCTCAGGGTTATACAGATTTATAATTGCCGACTTTTCTCTGTGTTCAAAGAAAGGCATTAGCAGTGAACCAAAAGCGCAGAAGAATCCAAATGCTCGAAGCTCCATACCAGGTCTTTCGTAGACAGCTACACCCTTCTTCCACTCTTCATAGCTACCTTTCTTTTGTAGCGTGGGGTTAATTTCGTTAAGCTCTTCCGCAACAGGAACAAACTTGATACCCCACGCACTTATTTCTCTATTGCCTATCAGTATCTTGTTCTTAGTTTCTATAGGCCCTGGGTTCCAACCAAACTGTTTGTGCATAGGTGAGGCTTCGACGGTACGCTGCTGCGTTGCTACCGTGTTAACGATGTAATCTATTATGAGATCCATCTGCTTGCCGTGTACAATAACCCCATAGTCTACTAGGATCTGTCGAGCTTTATCTCTAGCGAGTAAGTCAGATGTCCTTGCAATAAATTCTCTAACCCCATCCTTTGGGAGGTGTAACTTAAACCACGAGCACTCACCTATAACAGGATCTTTAAGTCTTTCTACCAAATAAAAATCGTAGTCATATATCTTGATGCCATCGTCATCGTCGTCAGGCATTGACTTGAAGATGCCTCCGTTCTTACCTCTAAAGTAAGGGAATGGGTAGTCGGGTATTTTAAAAGATACAACTTCATTAAGTTCTTCACTGTGAGCTTCTACTACGTTATCAGAGCCTCTAGCCTTAGCTATAATGCGACCTAGCTGTATAGGAGATTTTATCTTTCCTTTGTGTCCACAATTTTTACAGCCTTCGGGTCTTTGCATTTCAAACTGTTTGCATGAATGAGGACCCGGAATAGCGTTGGCTTTTCTTTCTGTGGTTTCATATTCATAGTCTGGGTGGGCTCTAGATATTTTGTGAATAGCTATATCTCTGTCTTCACAATGGACGGCAATGGACAACCCTGCTCTCCATAATGGTTCTTCTATTTCCGTCTGCTTAGTAGCTATATGTTCTAATTGGCTACAGCCATCACCCATTTTACACCGCTCTATTATCTTTCTAAATCGTGATGCATGATTACCCATGATAGCTTTAGTAGCTTCATCCATAGGCCTTCTAGGTTTATTAGCGTGTGTAATTATCTCTGCAGGTATTATTGCAGCTAGATCATCAAAAGGAATGGGGTCACATGATTGTAGAACTACCACATCTTTAGGCTCGGATAAATTTTTAAAGTTTTTAGTGCCCGGTAGCCTCAAAATTCTAGATATGTCTGATGTGCAAACTGAATCAGATTTAAACCCGTGCTTCACACAAAGAAACTTAAGGCCTTCAGCTATAGGTTTCCATACAGCCGTAGCTACTGGATCAACAAAAGGCCAGTAACAATGTAAACCGTTACCAGAATCCACAATCATCGGCGGTGGTAGCTTAGTTGCATCTGTAAAATTTCTAAGAGCCACCATGGCATCTTCTTTAGTTTTATAGTCTTTGTATTTGCGCTTCTTAGTATCGTATCCACAATCAATATCTAACCAAAATATTTTCTGCTCTTTAGCATTTTTAGCTTTTCTGTCAGTGCCCTCTATCCATGTAGAACACGTAAAATATATGTCTAGTTTATCTTTAGCTAACGTATTAGCTTTTTGCAGAAGCTTATCTATATTATCAAAAAATGATGGTGAGACGTTGTTTTGTTGATCTTTACTGACTACACAATAATAGCCTTGATCTGACCAAACAAGGTCTAAAAAGTCTTTTGTTTGCATTGTGTCCTCTACAATGTTTAAGAGGGGGTTAACCCCCCTTAAGGTTTATTTTGTGTTAATTCTTCAATTAACTTTTGCACTAATTCGTGTTTCGTCTTAGCTGGTTTTGCTTTGCCCGAAAACCAATCATATACTGATTGCCTAGAAATGTTAAGCCTTTCTGCAACTTTCTGCACAGGGTACTTTATTGATATACATAAAGCCCCCAACTCCACACCTATATTTTTTTCAGCTGCTTGATTGGCCTCCATTACTATTTGTGAATAACCTCTCATAGTTTCTCCTTAAGTCCAATCATCAACAAGATCATCTAAACTTACATCTCCTACAGTTGCAGCAGGTGAAGCAGGTTTAGGTGGTGCTTTAGGTGCAGGTTTTTGTTCTGCTCTCTTAGTAGGTTCTGGTATGTTATCGTCTTCAGGTGCACTAAAAGCGTCAACAGGTTCTGCTTTTGGTGCAGGCTTAGGCGCAGGTGTTTCTGCAAAACTACTACCCTCATCTTTGTTTATATTTACTGACAAAGTTATGGCTCGTTTAGCATCATCGCTAAGACTTTTTTCTGAACAGAGATCATATTCTTCATCATCAAGAACACGAATAGGTTTAAACCCAACTTTAGTACTTGATGAGTCCATGTCAAATGACATTCTAGATACTACTGACATTAAGTTTTGATTGTTAGCTCTTACATAATCAGTGTACTCGTGTAAAGGCCTACGCTCCGCTGAGCCGTTACCAAAGATTGACTGTGAAGGTAGTGTTACTTGAAACACATCCCCATGCAAATCATCAGCTCTAACTACAGCAATACGCCTACTAAACCTACAGGCTTTAGTTCCATTAGGTCCTGAACCTTTAATGTTTTGTGGGCATTCAGCACATGTTGCGTGTTGAGGTGCCGACACTTCTGAATCAGGTTTAACGCTGTCTGAAGTCCAACATGCAGGGGGTGAAAGCTTCATGCCTGGTTTGTACTCACCTGCAAAATACATTCTATGAACGCTTGGAGATGCATTAACTATAACAACATCTAAGTATCGCTCGTCGGATTTATCAATTTCTTTACCATTTACCATTAGCCTAAAAACATTGTTACGTATAGATATACGTTTTGATGTAATTGAGCTGCCGGTTATGTTAGCAGTAAAGCCATCATCTCTTTTACTAGTAGTAGCTACGGCGCCTCCCTGGGCAAAAATATCAACTTCGGTGTTCATGAGTTCTCCTCTTTTTTACGGTTTTTAAGTATTGATACTGAGTATTCAGATGTTGATTGTAGTCCTGGAGGGGCCACATCAGGGTTATCTGCAATAAACTGTTTTATGTTGGTCTGTTGTATTCGTTTTTCAAACAATTCAAAACAATCATTTTCTTTTACAAACTTATACATTTCAGGCCAATCACTTGTCCAATAACGAGTCTTAAGCTTTCTAGTTAGTGTTCCAACCTTAGTCTTTAAACTGGTTACATTCAAAGTCCTACATGCTTCGTTCAAAGCTTCTTGAACTTGGTCTCTCTTTACTTTAATTTCTGAAATCTTAGATTCCAGATCGTGAATAGCTTCACGCATATTAATATCAGCCTGCATAAGTTTCTCTAGCTGATTGTCATCTAACTCCATACAAAGCTCCTTTAGTTAAGTGGAGTATCACTATATCATATTTGTGGACAGTGTCAAGAACTAAATTAAACCTATTTCTTCTTTATATAAATCAACCAGCTTGGTGTGGTTGTCGATCTTACCTTGTAGCATCTTGTATATTCTAGTCTCTACAGGACTACCCTGTAGGTGGACTACGGTCATAGGATTACGTTGGCCCGCCCTATCCATACGGGCACAACACTGTATATAAGTTTCAACAGATACTACGGGGGACCAAAATACAACCACGTTAGCCGCGTGCAGTGTCACACCATGAGATGCTGATTGAGGTTGCACAACTAAAACTTGGGGGTCTTTTTTCTCTTGAAAGTTTTTAAATATTTCTGAACGCTTGGTCATTTTTACATCACCGTTTATAGCGTCGCATGAAATTTTTAACTTTTTTAACTCCGTCATTATTAGTTCAATACTACTTCTGAACGGAGCAAACACAATTACCTTGTGGCTTGCTTCGGTTATTATTTCTTTCAAAGCCGTCATTCTGTTTTTAACATCAAACTCTATAACTTCTCTGTTGTCTGTATAAACCGATCCTGCGCTAACTTGTAGTAGTTTAGTAAGCATTGACGCAGCATTTACAACCGTTATTTCCTCACCAGCAGCTTCAAGAAACATTTCCTTCTTAAGCTTTTTGTAGTACTTATCTTGTTGTGGAGTTAAGGGCACATCTCTGGTTTGGTATGTTACGTCAGGCAAATCTAAACACTCTTCTTTAGTGTAACGCACGGCTGGTTGTAACGTTTTAAAAACTATATCCTGTGCTTTTGGCCTAGGCAACCAAGTAAATTGACTAACCTTCTGCATAACCATGTCTTTAAAAGTACCATAGTATTTAGGAACAGATGAAGGATCTACTAACTTAGCTAATCCATACGCGTCTGCAGGTGATTGAGCTGCGGGAGTTCCTGTTAGTAACCACACCCAAGTGTTATCATTTACTATTCGGTTAAGTGATTTCCATCTTCGAGTGGTAACCGTTTTAATGTAGTTAGCTTCGTCTACCACAATCAAATCAAAACCACCTTCTTTAATTTCTTTTTCGACTATTTCAATGCCGTCATAATTTATAATCACAACGTCAGTCTTTTCTGCCAATATCTTTTTACGTTTTTCAGCAGTACCGTGAGCTAATGCAACCGTTCTATGCATAGCAGTCTTAAAAAAGTCAGCTTGCCAAGCAGCCTGCATAATAGATAAAGGACAGACCACAAGCATTCTGTTTATTTTACCTTTGTTCATTAAGTAATCAGCTGCCCATATAACAGCGGAAGTCTTACCTGTACCCGCCTCACTTAAGCAATAGGATCTTTTGTAAGCTGAAAGAAATTCGGCTGTAGCTTTTTGGTGGTCAAAAGGTTTATATATACCAGGCCAATTGTAATCTTTTGATATTGGTGAGGGTATGTTTTTAATGCGCAGTTTTGCTAATGATAATACTTCTTCTAACCCCCAGTTAACTAAAATTTGTGACACGCCGTTGTCATAAGATTTTATTAGCTGGCTTTTATCTATAGTGTCTAGTATTTCATCAGGCTTTTTAGTGTTTATTATTAGTGCCTTGTTTTTATATATTTCCATTAACGACCTTGCCCTCTGTATTTTTTGTAATCAGTCTTCTGGTTCTTATTCATTGAGCTAGTCTTAAGTATCCTACCACCTTGCTTTGTTCGTTTGTGTACAGGTTCCCTACGTGTTTCTGTTTGTTTAATCTTTGCCATCGCAATCCCTTTTTATTTTACATGCGTCAAGTATGTAATTGTGTTTAAAGTCTTCGGGTAAATTTATGTATTCTTTGAGAAGGCATCGTGTTTCTTTTGGCCCTTTGGGCATGTGGTTCTCTACGTATTCATGGGCTTCAACGCACGATTTAAATGTGCCGACGTAATGTTCTTTAAGGCAACAACTATTATTACCCACCTCATTACCTAAAGCTACCATCAATACAAACTCGGCCATCACACTGACACCTCTTTACCACATGATTCACATAGTACCGAATTATTATGCTGTTGTTTAAAGCTGCACCATCGGCATCTTAATGTTGCAAGAGATCTATCATGTTCTTCCTTTACCATCTCATCTTCCCATTCTATCTTCTGTTCAAAGATTTTTTGATCGCTCATAATAAATTTCCTGATATTGAAATTCGTACGTCCTTACTTAAATTTTTAGTTACTTTGTGGTCCAAATAACTTGGAAATAAAACTAGTGTCCCTTCTGTAGGTTTTATAATTGCCGGAGGTAATATATCGCCAAGCACAAAGACTAAATCTCCACACCTTTCAGGGGTTTTAACATAGTATACAAATGATACCGCATCCTCTCGCATAGTCGAGTTGTGGTTGTGACGTTCCGTAGACTCCAAAGGAAGGTGAACGTGGGCCCAGTAGCCATCTACTTTAAGATTCCAGGGAGCTGCTATGTCGTCATTAATTAAATTTATTAGTTTAGATGCCTCACTATCTACGTTTAGCATTAAATTGAAATCTTCAAAGTTAGTGTGGTAGGGAGCGTTTACAATTCTAGTGGGGTTTGACATAACTTCTTTAGCTAACTTGTCGTTATTAATATGAGTTTTAAAAGAGGTCATATAGTATTTGATCCTGAACAAATCCTTTTCAAAAAATAAGTACTTATCTTCTTGTTTCTTTGTAGTCATAATAAAACACCTATATACACTAATATAATTTTAAACGTTATTTATCATAACACATTAAAATAAAAAACGCACCATAAAAAATAATCTATGATGCGTTATGACACAAACACTGTAACCTAAGCTTTCTTAGTAGTTTTCTTAGTAGTTTTCTTAGTAGTTTTCTTAGTGGGTTTCTTTTTAGGAGTTTTCTTTAAAAAAATCCCTGGAGTATTTTTACGTACCGACTTGTCTGAGTTTCTATCATAAGAACTGTTGTCAGC